GTAGCTATGTTTCGCTCTTCTTCAGTAGTACCAAACGCTCTTGCTCGTTCACTAGCTTCGCCAGCGGCGGCACCGGAACCGATAGCGGCGGCTGTACCTAAACCTGCAAGTCCAGCAGTAACCGCACCTGCACCTGCAATGGGAGCGCCATAAGCAACAGCGGCGGCAGGGGCAAGAGAACCTGCAATTGAGCCGAGTCCACTGGCTATCTTGTATGCGTAGGAGTCAGGATCGCCACCTTCAGGCCGTAATGACTCAGCGACTTCTTGTATCTTTGCACGTGCGGCAAGCTCTTCCTCTTCTTCAAGGAGTGCGGCGGCACCTAGGGACGCTAACTCACCTGTACTTACAGCACCAGAAGCAAAGCCTTTACCTATGTTTTCAAAGAACCCCGCTTCCTCTTGAGGAGCTTCTGTGGGTCTAGACGGTATAGGTCTATCCCCCATACGCGTTTGAATAGCTCGTATAACTTGCTCTCTTGTAGCTCCTTCTGGGCCATCAATCGAATAAGTTCTACCATCAGGACCAACAATTGAGTACGTAGGCATTGGTACTCCTATGGAGATACAGTCATCTTACCGAAACCGTCATCGGTAGGTGTATAGCTAGTGTCGAACCTCGTTTGTGATGGTGCGGAAAGACCCAGACGTTTTCTTATGTCGGCTTCTAACTCATTAGCGCCTGATGCACGGAACATTTCTTGAGCCTTGATAGCGAACTCTTTAGCCGCCCGATCTAAGATTAGCTGTGCTTTTTCTCTCTCTTCGGGCTTACTATTTGAGTTAGCAAGAGTATTTTTCGCTTTCTTCACGTTTAGGCTGTTATCTATGTTTTCTCGGAGTTCACTCAGCGCCGCCTGCCTCCTAGCAATAAGATCTGCTAGGATAGCCTGACCTTTTTGCAACTCATTACCTTCTTGAATAGCCAAACGTAATGCTTCTGTGCCATCTGCTACAGCGGCATCGAGAAGATTCTTAACGTTGTCTCTGTTAGCGTTGTAGTCCATCTCCGCTTGTTTGCGGATGGTGGTAAGATCTTGGCCTCGCATGGTGTACATCGCAGTAAGTGCTGTGCGACGATCCGTTGCCGCTTGTGCAAGAGCATCTCTACCTGCGGCTGATGCTGACTTCGCTACTTCAAAATCTTGCTTTTCCATGTTGTCAACCATGTCAGCAACTGTCTTTAAACGATTCTGAGCATCACGTCTCTGAGAACGATCCATAGTCATTGCACCTGCGCCGAATCCAGCACCTGCTGTACTACCACGTCCAGCCATCCCAATTAGACCTGCTAGTAATTGCTCGCGTGCCAAGGCTTTAGGGTCAGATTGCTCTGCATTAAGCGCCTCTTGCCTATCAATCATTTTTTGATAGTTGTCCATCTTTGCTTTGCGGCGGAAAAAATCTGCCTCGTCATTACGAACATCTTTACGATACAGTTCAGGATCTTTAAGGTTATCTGGCCCCAAACCAAACTCTTTCAAGACCTCAAGACCACCTTCATTGGCTTTTGATGTATCAATCTGAGGTGACGTCAACGGTTCCATTTCAGTTACAAGCTGTGTAGCTGGCTTACGCGTACCGTCTTCGTTCGTAACTTTAGGGAAACCTTTTGCGGCTGTAGCAATACCTGAATTTGTTGGGTCAGGATCAGGCGATGTTTGTGGTTTAACACCTATATCACGTAAATTTTGTTGTGTATCTTCAAACCCAGCCGTAATTTCCCTAGAACTTCTAGTAGGAGCTTTCATAGTGGGTTTTGGCTGTGGTTGCGTACCTTGAGTAGCCAACACAGGATCGTCATACGCAAGATCTATAGACTGCATTTTTGGTTGTGGTGGCTGTAAAGCCGCATCCTCTTTTTGTTGAGCACGCACTTGCCGAATAATATTTTCTGCGGCTTGCGGAAGCAGGCCAGTGTTCATTACAGCCGTTCTAATTTGGTCATCAGTCAAGCCCATATTTATAAGCTGACGTATCTGTTTTTCGGTTGGGTCGCTTTGGACTCTACTACCATCTGTACCACTAAAAGCAACGATACCACCCGCTTGCATACGTTGAGGTTGTTGAGGGCGTTGTCCTTGTTGAGGCATCAGAGCGCCTAGACCTTGCGGCGCTGGACGACGTGCCATCTGCTTTTGATTCTTCGCGGTTTGAAGAACACCGCCAAGTTGCTGGGCCACATCTTGTGCTGTACGCCCGAACACTTCTTGCTCACGCTGTTGCTTGATCGTGGCAGGATTAGACTGCATTGCCATCGCAATACTATTGCGTTCTTCGTCCATGCTTTTCTTTATTTTCTGCAAGGCGAGCAGGTCTACAAGGTCTTTCGACATTGAATACTTTTTTTGCAACGCTTGAGGGTTGTTACCGTAGGCGTCTACACGTGCATTAATCTCTCTGTCGATAGACATTTATTAATCCTTTCACTCACCAAAACCTAGAATCTCTAATAGCTTTAAGATACCACTAGCCGAACTTCCAAGATTACCTAGCGTGCTGGGTTGAGCATAAGAATACGACTGTGCTTGGAGTGGTAAACCTTGAAGCAGTGACTGCATATATTGCACTTGTTTATATGGGTAGTCTCGCTCTTCCTCGAACTGCAAACGGTCTGCTGTAATACCTTCTTGCTCGATGCCACGCTGGACATCACCTGCACGCATTTGTGCGCCTAGAGCTTCAAGGCCGTATCGATTTGCATACTCTTGGGCTTGTTGCCCCATTTTCTGTTCGACGTTGAACTGATCTTGAGCACGGTTAAACGCGTCGGCGTAGGTCTTACCTGTCACCCCGGCCATCTTATCAAGTAAATTGCGTGTTAACTCGCTATCAGCTAATTGTTGACGTGCCCCACCAAATGCACCGGCACGAGTAAGTTTTCCTGCTTGGTTAACACGAGATATCTCCGCTTGTCGCCTAAGCTCTTCAAGTTGAGGGTCTAGCACCTGCTGTAGGTACGGGTTCATGTACGTTTCAGCAACGCCTTCGTCGGTGAACGAGCCGGGCGTGTAAGCACCCATATCGTCAGGGACAGTAAGGCCCGCTAGACCTTGAAAGGCTTGTTGCTGTAGATTTGATTCACCTGCCGTAAGTGGCCCCATGTAGGCTTCGTAAGGCATATCTGCAAGTGCGGCACCGCGCCCCAGCATCTCGGTGACATAAGGACCAGCCCACGTAGACAGCGATGATTCAGTGCCGGTCTGCTGTCCGACAATAGGATCTTGTGGAGCTGTAGGATCGGCTGTTGGATCTGGGGTACCGTTACTCATTAATCACCTCACGCTGGGAGCATCTTACGGGCTTCAATTTCTTTACCCTGCTCTTTGTTACCTGTACGCTCTTTACGCACACGGGCCATCATTTGTTCTAGAATCTTCGCGCCTGCATCAGAGTTGCCATTACCTAGGTGGCTAACAACATCTGCTGGGATAACAAACTCGCCGTCACTGAGTGCCGCTGGTTGTTTACCATCAATAGTAGCAGGTACTTTGTCTGCCATGCCATCAGTATCGCCATCTAAGTAGCGACCTTTTGCTAGTTTTGCGATACCACCTTCCTCAAATCCGAAGCGAGGACGTGCTCTTTGCAGTCTTTCTTGCAATATACGCGGTATACGAGAGTCTCTAAATCGGTCTCTAAATTGGTCTCTGAATCGGTCTCTAGGATCAAATGGAAGGTCACGGTTTGGTGAAGTAACCTCGTCCACCGCCGGTTGAATCGGAGTTGTAGAACCGATTGGTAAAGTAATCTCGTCCACCGGAATTATAGGGTTGTTTTCAAAAGGGAGGGTTGCACCTATTGGTGAAGTAACCTCGACCACCGCCGGTTGAATCGGAGTTGTAGAACCGATTGGATTAGACGCATACATACGCCGCCTGTTTTTCAGGCTACCTCTTAAACTTGCAAGGCCACCCCGCGCAAGAAAATTATCTTGGTTAGGCGGTAAATTCATCGAAGGTTCATCCGTTGGTTCGGGTGGAGGAACGTAGTTATTCGTACTTCCATTGTTTGAACCCGCATTTTCCCCCATGTTTTTACCGGCAGATGTGTACTCGAGATCAGTAAAGTACCTACGTCCACCACTTCCGGGACGACGATCAGGATCGTACGGATTAGTTTGTCTTCGCACCGCTTGATACTCAGGGATGCCACCTTGGTAACCAACTTTGTCAATTTTAGGGTCGGATAAGCCGAGCTCCTCTATGAGGAGAGCGCCTGCTAAACTACCCAAGCCCCCACTATTGTCGGTGAAAAAGTCTATAAGTCTCCCACCGAAACCTTCGTTACCGAAAAAATCAGTGATTGAGTCCCACCAATTACTGCTACTAGGATCATCAGTCCCAGCAATGTTATACTCGTCTAAAACATCATCGATAAAATCGTCAACGTCACTGCCGTCAAAAATACTCATTAGTCGTCCCCAAGTAGTCGTAACAACTTATCAGTTGTATCCTCAATTTGTCCACCTTGTGCGTAGCTATTTGCAATATCTGACAAGATAGCGATTGTTTCATCAATTACGTCGAAATCGGCTCTTACCGGACCGCCTTCTTCAAACCTACGTGCACCGAAGGGTGAAACAAACTTCTTTTCCTGTTCAGGTGTCGCAAAGATGCTTTTAAAGTCGTATATGTAGTCAATATTAGTAGGGTCACCAGACTTTACGTCTACCCGTCCTAGGCCAATTTGAGGTCCAAAGCCGAATCCAGAGCCGTCTCCATCGCCGTCTCCATCGCCGTCACCGTCTCCATCACCGTCACCGTCACCATCTCCAGTACCCTCTCCAGTACCATCTCCATCACCACCACCAGTGCCTTCGGTATTATCGCCCCCAGTACCGTCATCGTCACCACTGTCATCAACACCGGTTCCATCGTCCCCCGCACCGGTTCCGTCACCACCGTCTCCAGTACCGGCTCCATCACCACTATCACCCCCAGAACCGTCACCATCGGCATCATCACCGTCACCGCCACCGTCACCAGATTCAGGGGCAGGGGCAGGGGCAGGTTCAGGGGCAGGGGAAGTATCAGTGCCATCTCCAGCACCCGAACCGTCTCCAGAATCATCTCCAGTACCAGAACCATCTCCAGCACCCGAACCATCTCCAGTACCAGAACCATCTCCAGTACCAGAACCATCTCCAGTACCATCTCCAGTACCAGTACCATCTCCAGTACCATCTCCAGTACCAGAACCATCTCCAGTACCAGAACCATCTCCAGTACCAGAACCATCTCCAGCACCGTCTCCAGAACCAGCACCGTCACCTGATCCAGCACCATCTCCAGAACCAGCACCGTCTCCAGCACCAGCACCGTCTCCAGCACCAGCACCATCACCACTACTACCGCCGCCCGGAGCGCCGCTACCTGACCCACCACCGTCTCCAGCACCGTCTCCAGCACCGTCTCCAGCACCGTCTCCAGCACCGCCTCCGCCTCCGCCGCCTCCGCCCGAAGAACCGCCTCCGCCTCCTCCGCCGCCCGGAAAACCACCACCTTCTGGCTCGGGTTCAGGCTCAGGTTCAGTCTCGGGTTCAGGCTCTGGCTCTGGCTCTGGCTGAGGTACTGGCTCGGGTTCCGGCTCGGGTTGAGGTTGAGGTGAAGGATCGCTGTCTTCAGAAGGATCACCTTCTGCATCGGGAGTGCCATCTTGTGAACCACCACCTTCTGACTCGGGTTCAGGCTCGGGTTCAGGTTCAGGCTCAGGTTCAGGCTCGGGTTCAGGCTCTGGCTCGGGTTCTGGCTCGGGGTCATCTTCTACAATAGTTGGAAGCTCTACTATACGTGATTCACCTTCAGAAGTTAGCCAGTCATCAAATTCTTCGGGGTTTAGTTGGGGGCGTCCGTAGTCGTCATACCCACCGTATATATCTCCACCACTTAAAATACCTTGTTCTGCCAAATACCCTTTGACTGCATTGTCTATTTCTTCTTGCGTTGCACCTGAGTCTTCAATATCAAATATAGCTTCTGCATCTTCTCTAGTTATAGGTTTGTACCGACCATTTCTAGTAACAACAAAGTAATTATCGCCATCACGATTTATCGTAAACTCAGAATCTGGATCAGCCCATCGACCTGTGGTCTCCCACTCATAAACAAACTCAGGAGTTTCTGGTTGAGGTCTGTTTTCTAAGTATTCGTTTATTTCTTCGTCGGTGTAACCAGCCTGCTCCATATACCGTCGAGCAGTATCGTCGTCGTAGTCGTTGTAGGTATTAATATCTAAAGCATCGATCCCTTCGGGTTCTGGTTCAGCTTCAGGCGGGGAAAAACGATCTTCTTGTTCTTGCAACCACGCATCATACCCACCTGCCGCTTCTATCTCCGCCGCTATATCATCAAGTGCAGATCTATCGCCATCTCTTGCTCTTTCAACAGCATCTAAGACGATAGGAGAAACGCTCTCGGGCACACCTTGCTCGCCAAAAAGAGACTGATATACAACTTCCCAAGGAGTGTCTTCTGTGTCTTCAACAGGCTCTATTTGTTCATCTTCTTGATCGATTTCAGGGACGTCAAAAAGATTGCTTATAATAACGTCACTTGCATCAAGAACGGCCATAGCCCCGGCAAGCGTCGTCGAAGTCTCTCCTGCGCCATTTAGCGCTTCTAACGCGCGAGCAATGGTTCCAGACGTGTCTATAGATGTGGATGCGTCAGCTAGCGCCCCTACTACCTTGCCGTACGCCATCCCCGTCATATAACCTAAAAGGAATCTATTAGCTACATTCATTGCCGTTGAAAAATAAGCACCGAAAGTATCGGCACCTTCATACATTTCAGTAGCGCCTAGACCGTTAAATAGGTATATGTCATCTCCACTTAAGTTAAATTTGACGTTGATTCCGCGATCAGCAACTAACTGTCGGAACTCTGGAAGTGCCATCATCGCGTCAAACGCGGCAGTAGCGTCTGATAGGTTTGCTTGCTCTGCATCGATGCGCTCACCACTACCCATGCGAGCATCTTCTTCATGCAAACCATAAAAGTTAGCAATGTCTTGATTACTTCCTGTTAGATTTCTAAAGCCATAATCATTCCACCAAGCAATTTCTGGATTTTCTTCGGCAAGGTTCAAAAGATCATCAAGATACCCTATATAGTTATCAAACGTGCCAAAAGTCCGCTGAGTATATTGATTTTGGTTATAACGGTCATATAAGTCTCCGGCGTTCACCATCTCCACCGACAAACCTAAAACTGGATGACTTCGGCCTTGTCCGGTTTTTAAATCGTCACTACGTGCCGTATATACATAAGGAAACTCTCGGTCACCATAAGTCTCTATCAACTCATTCCTAGCATCTTCTTGTTGTTGGAGCACTTCTTCGTAGGTAGGAATATCTATCCCGTCGAAAAGTTCGAAGTCTATATTGGGAACATAGCCTCCTACATTGGTTCCCAAGGCATCAATAAACGTCTGCCCCGATAGTTCAGGGGTTGGAGCAGGGGCTGAAGCTGGAGCAGGGGCTGGAGCTGGAGCAGGAGCAGGCTGAGACGGTACACCTTCATCTCTAGAGGCATATGTAGGTGCTACTAAAGATACTTGTTGCCCTGTTTGTTGGGCGTAATCCAACGCTTCCATTGCGCTGTTAAAACTTCTTGTCCCTACGTAATACACCCTAACTCCTTACAGATTACTTACAAACGATACAGCAACTACAGCGGAAGGTATCCCCGGATGAGGTGACGTTGCGGCTTCTGTATGTAAGTTAAGGCCTGTATCGTCCGTCGCCCAATACATTTCTATATACTGACCCGCCGTTAGATCAATCGAAAAGTTCCAATGGCTGACTTGGTAGTCGTTGCCTTTAATTGCTTGGTGTTGCCCACCATATGGCTGGTCAGTACCATTTTTGTTAATCCATACGAATAAAGAGCACGATGACCCATTGTTGTGTTCTAACTGCAAAGTGACTTGAAAGTTGTAAACGCCGTCGTCAGTGACAGTAATACGCGTATTATCCGTACCGCCGATTGAAACGCCGTTCCCAATATATGTATTTTCAAACTCAACAGGGTAGCCTGTGTTTGCAGATGCCGCTGTTTGGTCAGTAGTACTGTAAAAAAGCCCCCGTGGCATGTACAAAAACTTGCCGCCATCATTAATACTTAACAAACCATCAAGCGCATTGATTAAACGCGTAAAGAACAGGCGCAGAACGTTATTTTTCTGGTCCATGAACGGGCGGCCATAGACTTCAGGTGGTAAAGGTAGAGCTGGAGGAGCAGGACGATCTAATTCATTTGACATTAACGCCTCCCATCAGGTCGCAAATCAATTCTGGGCGACCCTAACTGCCATTTCACTCCTAAATCATCTGATTCTATTTTTATAGCTAACTGTCTACCACGCACCCGCGTGTTTATTTGTTGCGTATACTCTTCCACCGGCACCGTTGCCGACCGCGTTATATCTCCAGTGTTTGTACCACCTTCTGACGTAGGATCGTTGTACCCTGAACCAGAATTTGCTTGTGGTAACAGAGTCATAGTTGCACTAGGAGAGTCAGCACTAGACCCGTCAAACGTCATATCCGGCATAACCCGCCAAATAAAAAAGAACCTGTCGCCGTCCTCTATGTCAAACTGCCCCGAAGTAATCGAGGCTTCTATGGCAACAGCGGTATCAGTTTCTCGGTTATCCGTACCAATTTCGTGCTCTACAAGGTTGTTAATGTATGTTGCGGCTATGGGGTGGTTGCGGAAGCCTGTATCTAACCACGCAGAACGTGCCATATTTCCGTAGTACCAAGTTTCTTCGAAGTAGTTATATACAACGTATTTATCTATCGTCTCGCTAGACGCCGAACAATAGAACCACCACACCTCGTGAAACGCTTCGTTAGTGCCTGCGAATACTTGGTCGTACTGCAATAAGTTAAAGTCGTTAAATACATGCCGTCTAACATCACATGGGAGTGTTTGTGTACGTCCATCGTAGGCATAAAACTTGTCTTTACCCATCCAGAAAGCTATACCTGACGAATAGGCAACGGCGTTTTGCGAAGCAATAGATATGTTGTCACCAACCAACTGTGAAGACCAAACAATTGGTGCGCCCTGATACTGTAACGAATACAACGAAGAATCAGTCCAAACAAGTACCTCTTGACGAGCTTGTTGGGCCGTAACAATTATAGAACCTCTAGAAAGTCTTAATGATCCGGCCTGATTAGTTGATGCAGGTGACCAGTTAGCAGGGTCTTCTTGGTCTGACCATCGTATTAACATGGGGTCAAAGGTTGAAGACCCTTGCAAGTTTGTACCAAAACAAAAAACGAAACGGCTAGCATCTGATATTAGTATAAAATTCTGTTTTGTAGGTACGTCTGATGCACTACCAGAAAATGCCGCGCTTAGTTCTAATGCTCTAGTATCAAGCCCATTTGTAGCATCCCAGTAATATAACGCCCCACCACGGGGACCAAATATGAGATCTTCGCCGAAGTTAGACTGGCTCCATAAACGCAAACGTTTGTCAGAAGTACCTCCAGTACCCCATACGCCGCTACTCCAACTACCCCCACCCCAACCAACAAAAGGAATAGCATTGGGGACTCCAGTGTATATTTCATATGCTCCGACTACCGATGCCCCTCCGTTACCTGTATCGCTAGCATTAGCAGTTACAGTATCTCCGTTAGTATTTTTTGCGGTAATTGTGTAGGTGTTCGCTGTAAGTACAGTCTGCACTTCGTAGTTTTGGTTGAGTGCATCTGCGGTTATGTTACCTCCAAGTGTTACTGCGCCACTAAAAGTAACAAAATTACCTTCTAATGCGTCGTGAGAAGTATCAGTAACGGTAATAGTTGAACTACCACTCGTTGCAGAGAAAGTAACATCGCCAGCCGCAGTAGTAGCTCGAATAGGAGTGATGTCATAGTACTCACCACCTTGCTCTATATAGAACTTAAGGTTGGTGCCTACACCTAGCAGGTTGGCCTCTCCAAGAGTGATAAAGTTTAAAAGAGACTTTACAACGCCTAGATACGAATTGGCGGATATACGCTCCCAACCACCAATTTTTTCAGGAAACCCTTGACGAAACCGCACTTTATCGCAGTCATACCAACCGTTCTCATTAGTGTAACGAGTAACTTCCCGATTTATTCCGGGTTTAAAAACCAGCTTTTTTAAGGCCATACTTTACTCACTCTACGTGCTAAGTATCACGCATACCCTTCCCCGTAACGGCCTGTACGAATCATTTCACAGACTTCATCTGCTCTTGATCCCACCTGTTTTGCCCAACGAGAGTCATAAAATTCATCGGCGGCTTCTTGATAATCGCCTACAGCCATCGCCGCCATCGCCTTCCTAAAACCTAGTAAACGTGTCATACCAAGATTAAAACACAAGTTAACTAATGCGTCCTGCCGAACAGCACTGAGGTCAGTAAACCACGACAACGCATCCAACTCCTGCCTACACCTTTTGATGTCATTCTCTAATAGGTAATCGATCTCGTCGTCGGAGAGACCAATGCCACCGTCTTCGTCTAAATTCCTGCCTACACCTACAGTAATCTTGTTCTCACTGCACCGATAAGCGTGAGTACGTACACCTTCATGCCGACGCAGTTGTTTTACTAGCTTACTCATTACTTATCCCTGCTTCTGAGAAGCGCCAAAATAAAACGAGATAACAGCAGACACAAGACCTCCTAGATAACCAAGTATCAAGTTTATTAGCTCCATAGATGTGGAACCGGGAGGCTCTAAAGTTATCAACGTTATAAACCCGCAGAAAAACATGACCATTATTAACCCGATAACGCGTGCGGTCCAATCCTGAGCAAAGTTCTTACGAGCGTCTTGAATGTCTTTAGTTTCTAGAGCAAACACATCGACCTCAAGCTCTTTCATTCTCGCTTCAAATTCAAGCTCAGCTTTTTTAATCTCCGCGAGTTGTTCAGGAGTTGCTTGCTGTAATGCACGTTCAATTTTTGCAGGAGCAGGGTCGCAACCTAGAACTTCTGCAAGCATCTGCGCGGCGGCACCGCCAACAGGGCCACCTAATGCGGCACCAAGAGTGGGAGCTAAACCCCCTATAACACCTTTTACTTTGTCAAAATTCATCGCAATAACTCTGCAAGTGCTACAACTATTGAAACAACGAAGGTTGCAAACCCTCCACCAAACATAATAATTTTTTCTATCCGCTGAAAACCGTTGTCAGTTTTACTTTCTAACTTATCAAATCGATCTTTATGTTCATTCAAAGTGCTCTGAATGTTTTCATACCGCACAAGGCATTCTTTCTCATGCGCTTCCAGTTTTATCAATGCTTCTTTGCCAACATCCATATCACCGCCCCAGTGGGTTTGCCAGTTCATCCATTGCCATCCAAGCGCTGTCCATGTCTTTTTCTAATCTGACCATGCGGGCTTCTATACGTGACAAAGATTCAAGTTTTGCGTCGATTTTCATGACGCTTTCGGAGTTAGATTTTTCTACTGCGGCTATACGGTCACGCAACTGCAACAGCTCCTTTTGCGCTTCCATGATCTGGGAAAGATTTTCTCCGATAGTGGCGAGACGGCCTTGTAACTGACTAACATCCGCTGTTTCTAAAGCCAAATCGGTTTCTGCCATTTTTTTCTGGAAGTCTGCATACCGCATGGTGTTTAATTCTTTTAAATCATCAAACCTCTGTGCGAGGTTGTCGGCTTGAGTGATCGCTTCTTCTACGGCTACTTCTTGGTTATCTAAACGACTGAAAAACTCACTAGCCGCCCATATACCACCGCCGATTGTCGAAGCAAAACTTAAAACAACTGCGATCCAAACACCTTTGAGTCGCGTCTCACCTACTTGTAATTCAATATCATCCACCGAACTCACAAGCCTCTTTTTCTACGGGATCGCTGATAAACCAACAACCTGACTCAGGAGAAGTTTTGAAGAACATGCTTGCGGAGCCTGCGGTAATTATGTCTGTTTCACTCTTCCAATATGCGTTGAGATCAAGTGACACGATGGCTGTTTGATTGGCCCATTCTACGGACATGGTTCCAGTTGCCACATCAAAATAGCTTTGAGAGGCTTCTGCATATGTAACCAGCATGCTTTCTGCGGCGCTGTTTGCGGTCTCTATGAGAGTTGCGTCTCCTGCAACCGCGTAGTAAGCCGCCGCTACCTGTGTTGTATTTTCTACTAGATCAAGTGCATCGTTGTAAGCTACTCGTTCCGTTTCATCGAGTATTACGTCATTTTGATCAGTGTATTCTTGTATAGCAATAGAGTCTCTAGCATCGCCACTTACCTGCGCTTCTTGCGCCATTTCATTGACTGTTGCAACTTCTACTAGCACCTCTGCCGCCTGCACGAAATTGTCCACGGCGGCGTTAACCTCGCTCATTGCTTGCTGTGCTTGGTCGTCGAAATATTGTTGTGCACCGGGGTCGTAGCTATATACAGTGTTTTTGACAGTGACTAGAGCGTTATTATAGGCTTCTGCTTGCGCTTGTGTTATGTACCCTTGTACAACCGTACCTGTAGGGGCTATACCGCCAGATTGAGTGTGTTCAATCATGCCGCCAACAGCTTGGATACCATACTTAAACGAGTCACGTATAGATTGAGAAGTGTTGACTAAATCATCAATTTCCGTCGTTTTGCCTGCTTGCGCGGTAGCGATCAGACAAAGTGCGAGTATCTGTCTCTTCATTTTCTACCTCTTCCCCCACTCCTAATATGGAATCATAATAGGTTTTTTGCTGTTTGTAATTTGGAATATACAGGTCTGGGTACTGCTTGATAAGTAAAAGCGCGTTTTTACCAACGACAAGTTTACCGTTTCGTATTAATGGGCATGGGGTTGCGGCCATCATCATAGCAAACCAGTTCTCGTCAGATTGGCATATTCTGGCAACAGCGGCTACTTTTAACCCCAAATTGTTAAGAGTTATTGCGTCTCTACGCCGCTCGCAATTTTCATCAGTAGAATAAGAACCACGACTAACACCTACACCTGCTAACTGCATACTTGCCGCCGAAGACTGCAAACAAGATTCTGGGCCTTGCGAGGTTATTAGAGAGGGTGCAATTGCAGACGACACAGGCATACCGCTAGAGCCTGCGCCGTTATAGTTCTTAGTACTGTTGTAGCTGTCCTCAGTGGAGTTTTGCTTAATCGTATTAAGATTGCCGTTTTGCTCAGTGCCGTCCGTTGGGGCGTCAGGTGAAGTCCCTCGCGGTTCGGGGTCCAGATCCGTCTCGCTCTGGGCAATAGTCATGGCACTCATCAAGCACAGCATAATCAGCGTCAGTAATCTCATCGGATACACTACTCAGCATCAGGCGATAAAGGTGGTTTCGGGTATCAACAAGTTCCTCAATCTGCTTGTTTAACTCGTCAATCTTGCGATACCAGATTGCCCGTGACTCGGGGACTACTGTTTCGCTTTGCCTATGTTGATCGCCATGATGTCGATAAAGCGATATAACTTTGCTATCCATTGATCATCCTTCGGCGTCGGTGTTGTTGCGGCGATGATTGAACATACAGTTACAATCATAGGAGCAATAGCCGCTAGATCTGATATCAACTGAAGTATTGCCATGGTGCTTTCTCCTTATGGCTCAGTAGGCCATGTAACAGTAGTGGGAAAACTAGCTTGGTCTGGAATGTCCCGTAAGTCTTGGCGGTAAGTCTGCCATGCGGTCTTATCTGAGTCTGACAAAGGCGAGTCGGCCATCTGCGTCCAATCCGAATCAGCAAGTTT